CGTCAGCGTCATCTTCTTCGTCATCTTCATCTTCTTCGTCATCTTCATCTTCTTCGTCATCTTTGTCAGCGTCATCTTCTTCGTCATCTTCATCTTTGTCAGCTTTGTCAGCTTCATCAGCTTCATCTTCTTCGTCAGCGTCATCTTTGTCAGCTTCGTCAGCGTCTGATGCTGAATCGGTCTGGAGGAAGATGGCTTTTAATTCATCATACGTCTTGAAGATGATGCAGTCATCCAATGGGATTGCTTCAAGATCGGAATCAAGGTCTTCCTTGCGGTTCTTGAAATCGATGGAAGAAACCTCGTAGAACTTGTTACCATCGAAACTCTTCTCGTTGACTTCCAACTTGAGGATCTTACCATTCTTCCTTTCGCAGAAGCGATCGTAATGGTCGTCTTCGTCTTGATTCCGAATACGACCATCAAGCAACTTACCGAACAGGTGGTAGGAAATATCCCAGACTTGCACTCCCTTCTCTGGTGAAGAAGGGTCGTATACATTGAATAGCTGTCTTTCTTTGGGACGTAGCTTCTTCGCCATGTCTTCTGATGGATTACTGTCTGCTAACCAATCACAGATCGGACATTTCTTGCCCGCTGTTTTCGCAAGACAGATGAAGGAGTCTTGGTTGACTCCGACATTCTTGTGAACGAAGAACGTTCTTTCGTAATGCTTCTTTCCTGCGTCGGCCCACGGATTCCCATCACCAGCCACGTAGTTGACGATGTTGATCCGTATGGGTTTATCGCTCTCCAATTTGAACATCTTAACGCCATCCGGAACAGCGATCGCAGTTCGTGTGAACCCTGTCTGATGTTCTTGTGCTCTTCTTCGAGCAGATTCCGCAGCTGCTCCTTTTTTCTTTCTATCTTTTGCCATTATTCTTTTCTCCTTCAAGGTAAGTAGAATGGGCTTTGGGCTTCCCGTTGTAATACGCTGCAACGGCTAATTTGATAATTGGATACACGATGGATCCCAAGATAACTCCAATAAGCACAAGAGGAGTAAGCAGGATCCCAGCAATACCACTCCTTTTTCTTTTCCAGTATGTTGATTTTGTTTTCATGTTTTCTTGTTGCCTCGGATTCGTTTCTTGGTTTGTCCGTCTATGTATTCTTGTCCTTCTTCGTTTGTCCTCGGTGTCGCAAAATAACTTTGTCCATGAAGGCTGACCAGTCCTTCCAATGCCGCCTTTCGGTCTCTAAGGGATTTTAATATAGCATCCAACACATCAATCGTATGGAGTGCTTTATTTTCTTTCTTCTGTGCTTCTCGCACATCTGCATCAGTGGATATTTCTTCTGCGATAGCACTCACAGTCGGTTTCTCTGAAAGGCCGTAGTTGGTTGGATCTTCTCTTATCTGCCTTCCTACTTCTGCTTTTGCAAGTTCTACTTCTGCTTTGAGTCTTCGTGATATATCCTTTGCGTTTGCGAGCTGTGTTGCATACTTAAAGACGAGCTTCGGCTGTTGTAACCAGTGTCGATCGAGTTCGTTTTCGTCCAGCTCAAAAATATCAATAGCTTCTGTTTCTACCTCTCTGCTATCCGTCCATTTTAGTTTGATATCTTTTCGATCTGTTCTGTTTATCTTCTTTGCTTTCTTCACGTTTAGGTCTCCTTCAATTATATTATACGAAAAACAAAAGTGTCCGTCAAGTTTATTTGCTTTTATTTCGCTCCAACAACTTCCCAACAGGCAGCTGTGAGTCCAGCTTTTTTACTATTATAGAAGTTGTCACGGAATGTATCAATCAAAAGATAGGCTCTGTTTGCTAACTTACCTCCTCCAAGTAATATGGAATTGGCATATCCTAACATCAAGTAACGGATAGTTTCTGGGTCATCTTCCAGTTCTTTTAGAATTCCAGCTACCTTTTTCCAATCAGCACGTGGGGAGATGAGTATTCTTGCTAGTTCGATTGCCTGTGCTTTCGTATCGATGTTTTGGATAGCATCTAATCTCTCCTCATCGTCCTCAATATCCATTACCTGATTCAAACTCACTAGAGCTGACCGAGCAGATCCATCTGCTACTTCTACCAAGCGATCCATGCAGGCAGCGGTCAGCTCTATAGATTCTTTCCTACACACGTAAGAAATGAGTTCCTTCATATCTGCATCCTTCATCAATTGGACAGTGATATGTGTTGAACGAGTACGGATTGTTTTCTTGAGTTTGTTCGGGTCAGTTGTGCTAAGGAAGAAGTAAGCATGTTCGGGGGTGTCTTCTAACATCTTGAGAAATGCATCTTGAGCTTCAGATGTCATCTGGTGACACTCATCAATATGCCAGATGCGACATGAACCTGAAAGACTTGCTTTGCCTATCTCTCTACGAATTTGACGCACCATCTCGATGCCTCGAATATCTCCACAGTTGATTTCTTTGTAATCCCTGTCACCACAATCCATTTCCTTTTTAAGGATCCGTGCAATAGTGGTCTTGCCACATCCACTCGGGCCAGAGAAAAGGATCGTGTGCGGAATCCTTCTGCTCTTGATTAGCTCTTGCAGTGTTTTAACGGACTGCGATTGCCCGATGATTCGCTTTAGGCTTGTGGGACGGTGTTTTTTATATAGTTCAGCTTTCAATTTTGATCTCCTTCTTATCAAACCAACTTTGTCCTTCGTATGCTATTTCTGCTTCTATGCGTAACGGTACTGTTATCCATTTCCATTTTCGTGGTAGATCTTTCGTCATTATCTTTTGTGTCGCAACTAAGTAATCAGATACTTCATCAACAGGTACATCAGCAACAATGCTATCATGAATCTGTCCTATGATTTTGGCTCCACTCTTGTTTCGTTCTATCCACTTCTGCAATCGTATCAAGCTCCATAGCAGACAATGAAAAGCCGAACCCTGGATTGGTGCATTTATTACTTCGTTGCGTTTATAGACTCCGTTGGTAACGAACCCTGTCAGTGTCTTCCAACCTCCGGTTCGTTGGTACTCCTTCCACCATTCATCCTTCCATGCAGAATACACTTTGAAGCGATTTCCCCAAAAGTCTTGTTCAACTTGTTGGATATGCTTCTCAAAGGTTCCGGGCCTCGGTGATTGATCATAGTCACACTTGCCAAGTCTTTTGATTCCTTGTTCTCTTAAGTGCTGCAGAACAGGAACTCCATCAACAGTTTCCATCTTGGTAGCTTTGACATGATCCCAAAGGCTCCGAGCACAATTCACATACGTATCACCATAGAATTCTGGGAAGATGAATTTGTTCTTTCCTCCATAACGGAGTTGCTTGGTGATCTGTTCGTGCGGTAGCATGTAGCATTGAGCGGCCATATCTCTATGCATATCGAGGGAGGTGTCGCTAACATATTGAATTAATCTTGGGTCATGGTGGTAACAACAGGAGATACAAATCTCAACTCCGCTATAGTCCGTTTCAATTATGGCATGTCCCGGGCGAGGAATGAATGCTGTTCGAATGAGTTTTGAAACCCATGGATCTCGTATGGGAATATTTTGAAAGTTTGGTCGTTCACTACTTCCTCTAAATGTCGTTGCTAAGTGCAGAGAGAACATCGTATGTAGGAATCCATCGATCGTTTCTCTTTTGATTCCGTATAGATAGGTGCCTAATGCTTTCTGTAGTTTGGCTATCTTGAGATATCGCTTGACGTATGGGATTGTCAGTGTGCTTAGGGCTTCCGCGTCTGTCGTTGGTTTGCCTGTTTTCGTTCTGCTCTTGCATTCATGTCCGAGGTTATCAAACAGGATTACTCCCAGTTGTTCATGACTATCAAAGTTTGTCTTTCTGCCGAACTGCTTCTTCCAGACAGCAGTCACCTCATCATCATCCATTGTCTTACGGAGTTTTTTAATACGGTTCTTTGTGTGATCGATTGCTCCATCAAGATACTTTTCATCAATTCGGATGCCGTTCGCTTCGACTTTGCTCAAAGCAATGACTCCATCATGCAGGAGTTTATATGCATCAGTAGTAGTTGCATTATACATGCTGGATTCCTATTTTGAGTTTTCTCATGACCCGCATCTGCTTCTCTGCAAGCTGGTATTCCAGCAAAGCATCCATCCCATTATAGAACAATAGATCCCTTAGATCGAGCTGGAGGATTCTATTGAGTTTGGTCTTACCTACATCTTCGAGATATGGTTTAATATGTTCATCATATTGTGGGCAGCCAAGTTGAATGAACGCTTGAAACTTCAGACTCGTAACTCCTCCTTGGTTGTTCAGTACGTGAGCGGATAGCATTGTGTCCCATTCCCAGTTCTTTATTTGGATGTTGAGAATCTTCTGTGTCCATCGGTCTTCAAATTTCAGATTTGCAGCGATCTTTCTACAGCTACTCTGGAGCAGTTCCTTCATAGCAGGGATAGCTTCATTTGTCCATGGAAATGCAATCGTTTTCCGTCCTTCCCAACACACAGCACAGCAAACGATCTTCGCTCCAGGGTATTCAGGCTTCAAACAGGTCGTCTCATAATCAAAGGCAATGTCTCCACCATGAATTTTCCATCTGTTGAGAATAGATGCTGCTCTTCGTGGATCAAAGATTATGCGGATCTCTTTCTTGTAGTCTGGTAGTATTTTCCATGGTCTGGGTTGATCCGCTTTTTTGATAGCTGCTTTAAGGTGGCGACGGAACCACACTGCCAGACCTTTGTTACGTTCTTCTCGAAGCACATATGACGGGTGGTATGTTGGTGCTACCCATGCATTCGGTTCTCTGCAAGGAATAATGAATCCTGCCCATGTACTCATCTTTCCGGGGGACTCTTTCCATACTGCACCTATCAGACTTCGCAGTGCAGAGCTACCAAGGAGAATGATAACTTTAGGGTCTTTCTCTTTAATGGTCTGAAACAAATTGCAACGACAACACTGAATATGATTATCATCAGGTATTTTGTTTCCAGGCGGCCGGCAGAGTATAGCATTCGTTTTCCAACAATCTCTATCTAGATCAACTCCAAGAAATTGTAATTCACTCCGTAGTCGCTGTCCTGCTGCTCCAATGAGTTGAATCCCTTTCTCATCTTCCATCTTTCCCGGTGCTTCAGCAACAATCAGAATACTACGGAGACCCTTACCGGATACTTTCATCTTCGGAGAAGTACACGTACGATACAACCCACACTTTCCGCATAGGGGGACGCTCCCGAGTGGACGTTTGCTGGTCGGTAGTTGTGATGGCGTATAGAACGCTTTACCCATTTTTATCTCTTTTCTTTTTAGATCTCTTCATCTTTTTCACACATAACATTCCATGCAAGTCGCACCACTGCTGGAACTTGTCCATTGCCAATGGCTTTAAATCTGTCCATGTAATTGGCCACATCATCAGATGTTCGTAGAAGTTCAGGTTCATTTTCACGCCATCTCTCCAAGGAAATTCTCCGCTTGGACTGGCTACACATTTTCTGAAATGCATGAACATCATGCGTTCGGCTGTTTCTTTGCTTAACAGTCCTGCTTGGATCCTTACTAGTACTTGTTTCTGGGCACCCTCGCTTCCCCATCCTCCGCAGGTTGGTGTTGGCCACAATCCATATTCTGTTTCGTTTATGGGGTGCTCCGGCATGATCTGCTCCGATAACTCCCCATCTTGCATCATACCCCATTGTGGCAAAGTCAGCCAACACGATGTCAAGTCCTTTGGAACAAAGCAACGGTGAGTTCTCCACCAACACGAAACGGGGTCGAACTTCACTGATGACACGGGCCATATCCTTCCACAATCCAGAACGTGCCCCTTCAATCCCCTTTCCATTTCCGGCCGATGATATGTCTTGACAGGGGAATCCCCCTGATACCACGTCAACACGTCCTCGCCACTGGGTTCCGTCGAAGGTCGTAATGTCATCCCAGATCGGAAATTTGGGCAGGATTCCGTCGCGTTGTCTAGCAAGCAATACTCTCCGAGGGTAGTTTTCGATTTCGACGGCACAAACTGTTTTCCATCCCAAGAGATGTCCACCGAGGATACCTCCTCCTGCTCCTGCAAATAATGCCAGCTCATTTAATTTATCCTTTTCATTTATTGTGTATTTATAATGGTCTATTCTTTTAGGCAAAAGAGAACCGCGGACTTGGACAGTGCTAGGTAGATCTATTAAATCATCATCACTAAAGAACGCTTTACCCATCTTCAATCACCCCAAGGGAAGATACGAAAGTAAGTCTTCCAGCAACTATCTTCAGTGCAGATGCAGATACTTCACACTTGTCATACTTATCGGTTAAGGAAGCAAGCAATGACGGTGCGATCGTGAATTTGATAGCCTTGCCTTTGTAGGGAACCTTTCGAGACTCCACATACTTTCCGTTCGGCCCTTCACCTTGGATGCGGAGCTTCTCTTTTTGAAGTGTAACTATCACTTCGTTGTGTTCTTCTTCGATGCTGAAGACTTCTGCTCTGTCTGTTATTTCAATTAGAGCTTTGGGTAGTTTAAGGGCAGAACCTTTCATGTTGATGAATGCATCCATGTCTGGGAACTCTTCTGAGAACTGACGACAGCTCAAAGTCAGTCCATTTTCATTTCGGAAGTGAATCCAACTTTCTGTGACTGCCCAATCCTGCATGACAGCATCACCAACTCCTTTCATAGCTTCGTGTCTTACCAGCATGGACTTCTTCAAACCAGTTGGTATTGTATATCGTGTGATTTGATAATTGTCACTTGCTTCAATCCACTCCGGTGCTATATGAACACACGTCATACTAAAATGACTTTCGTCTGTGCTCGCTGATTGACGAACGAGATTTACTGCTTGATGGAATTTTTCCGGGATCGGTTTCCACTTAGATCCTTTTGTAGGTAGATCGACCACGTCAAACCCCTGCAAGATTTCACTCTCCATTCGAATGGTTGCTTTCTTTCGCTTGCCTTTGATTATCAATGCTTCACCTTCAAACTCCACAGTGATTACTTCTTCTGTGAGTTTTCGAAGGATAGAGATCAATGGTTTTGCTGCGACGGCACCTTCGACGTTTTTCAAACAACTAACGTTTGAACATGCTACGTCATCATTGTAAGTAAACACCCTCCCATCACGAAAGACGATGCAGCTGCTCTGTTCAACAATCTCACGGGGGTTCAGTCCCGGTTCGACGCTTTCCAGCTGCTCCAAGAATTCTTTTCTGTTGACTTGCTTCATGAGTTCTTCCTTTCAGCTCATAAAAAAAGGCAGCAGGCACTAGAGGAGAAATCTCCCGTAGTACCTGCTGCTTGTTCGTATAGTTTGGTTGCTTGCATGTTATCGTGCTATACAGAAGCGACCTTATCTACAACTTTGATTTTGCCGTCGGTGATTGCAACGACGCCGAGTGCTTCCATCACTACGAGTGCCCGACGGGTAAGGAGATGAGTCTGTTTGACGTTGTCGTTCCCACCAGCTTTCGCATAAGCATTGTTTGCTTCTTCTGCGACCTCTGCAGTGGTGAATAATTTTTTCTTCATCTTCAGAACAGTTGCAACGACGAGAGCTTGCCTGTTGATCTTGGGGCTTTTGGATTTGGCCTTCTTTGCCTTCTTCGTAGGTTGATCAGCTTCAGCTTCATCTTCTTCGTCAGTGTCATCTTCTTCGTCATCGTCTGAGGCTTTGCTACTTTTTTTCTTTGCAGCCTTCTTCACTGCTTTCTTCACTGCTTTCTTTGCAGCCTTTTGGGGTTTTGCTATTTCTAGCACGTTCCCTTCCAACACAGTTATTTGGATATCATCCAATAATACTGCATGCTCTTTGCTGAGCTTGCTTGTGTCGAGGTCATCATCATTTGCCAATACTGTTAGCTTCTTCAGCAACTTGGCTTCGTCCCATCCGGGGGCGGTCTTATATCCGAGTGCGATGAATAGATCTGTGGTTTCTTTTCTACTTAGAATCATTTTAGGTCTCCTTGTGTTAAAGATTCATTTTTCATTTTTTATGTTCCACACTATCATTATACGATTGGGGATACGACCTGTCATTTCTTTTTTAATTTTTTAAGAAAATTTCTTGCTGCATGATAAGCCTCATCCTTTTGGCTTCTCCATCTGGGGCAATTAAAAGCAACAGATCGAATCTGCTTTGGTGTTTTTCCATCTGACACCAAGTCTTCAATGAATGCTTCCAAAGTCCTCTGCTGGACTATGGGTTCTTCAAGTAATGCTATTTCTTCTATCTCCTTTCGTTTGACAGCTTCTTTCTTCACAGGAAAGTCTTCGAGGGCTTTTTTCTTTGTTGATCGTTTTCTTCTTTTTCTCTTTGATGCATCTGTTTTCATTTCGGTCTCCTTGTTACCAACAGGATTTCACGCACATATTCGCTAGTGACAAACACGTAGCAATATGGACGCAGCGGGTTTCTATGAATTCATCTTCTCTAAGGACTACCCAGTTCAGTCTCATGATTCCATTCTCTTTTTCTTCCATCGTTTGGCATAATCCAATCATCCCAGTGACGTGAGCATTCTTCGCTTTGGTCTCAGAGAAGTTTGAACGATTCAAAATATATGCGTTATATGCAGCAGTATCAGATTGGGTTGCTGTCACGACTAAGCAATGATATTTCTGACTGAGGCCTCGCAGCTTGCCCCAGATGTCACCAATCTGGTCTCGCTTGTCCCACCCTTTTTTATCAGACACCAGCAGATCAGCATAATCAATGACTATCACATCAGGAACCCATCCTTCTCGACTCCATCCTAAGCATGTGTCTTTTATTTCTTGGATAGTCAGATCGGATGGATGAGCAGAAATTCGCAGGTAGCTATCGTTAGATTTGATTTTTTGCTCTTGTAGTTTTCTTGATGCTTCTACTACTCGTCTGGCACTGAGGCTTGTCTTAAAGATCTTTTCGTCGTGTTCAACATACGCTAGTTTTTCTTCCTGATCTCTGGTGATACTAATAGGGCATTTTACCATACGAGCTTTGCGAGGCCACTGTGCTATCCTTGTGGCGAACCGACGTGTGATTTGCTTGAGGCTCATATCTCCACCTTCAAAGAAGGCCACACGACGTCGTTGCAATGCTGCACGGAAAGCAATATCCAATAACCAGAAAGTTTTCCCTCGCTTATCTGGTGCCATAAATGCCACGAACCCATCTCTGCATAAATCATCTCCAAAGAACTCACCGACTGCTCCAGGGTATCTAATCAGCACGTCCTCTGCTTGTGTCTCCAATGCATCTTTGATAGCAGCATCATCTTGGAACAGGTCAATCCATTCGTTCTCACCAAGTTGGACACTTGCCCATTCATTGACTTTGATTTCCGCTTCGCTACCGTTTCCAGTTTCGAGATCGCCTTGTACCTGCTCTACAAGTTTTTCTAACCGGACTTGTGTAAAGTACTCCCCTGCTAAGTCTACTAGATGGGATTCATTTAGTTCGTGGCTCATGCCTTCATAGTCGTCGGACAGTTCTGCAAGGAATCGTTCAATCAGGTCAATGATCGTGTCATCACCATTCTGCTCGCCCATCTTTCAAAGAGGGACTTGATTCGCTTCTTCGGTGCTTCATCATACTTCTGTAGGTATTCAATACACCATCCACCAACAAGGTTCGCCCACGAGCTACGGAACATAGATCCGTCCCAGCGGTTTGCTATTCTTCCGCAGACACTGGTACTAACGATCATTCCTGTGAGGATTTGTTTTTCTCGGCTACCCTCAATCGTCTGTATTCGCATTTAGCTTCTCCATTAAATCATACCAGAGAGCGGTACTTCCACACCACAACCAACTTCGTTTGAGGGCCTTCGCTTTCCAGTGCGGATGGTTCTCATTCCAAGCATCATTCATTACATCATACTCCCAGCGGTTTTCCTTCCTGCTCCAAAGCTCTCTTAACCATTTAGTTATAGCTGTTTCTGAAGGAGGTAGGGTGTTCAAGAGGTGGCGACGGAACCTTTCCAGTCTTTCGGTTAGGCAAGTTAGACGAGACAATTCTTGAAGTCGTTTTAGCCATGCATCATAATCTACGAGGGATTGCGTGATGACTGCAAGTATTGAATTCTTTTGTGGCAGAGGCCATCCAGCAGAAGAAAGTTCCTCGTAGATTTTGATAGCTCGTGGGTCTGGTTTCTGCATACAAGGCATCTCTTCAGGGTGGTCTCGGAAGAATGCTTCTTGCAATCGATTAAACTTTTCTCGAAGACCACTTGCTGAATAAATGTGAGGGATGTATTTATTGCGAATATTCTGCACATACCAGTCCAACACTTTGGTCAGCTGTGCATCTGAGATACTGCATTCTGTTTTTAGCAAACGTATTTCGCGTGCCCACTTATCAAGGTTTGGATTATTCAATATCTTGTTTGTCTTGCGGAGTGCTGCACAAAGCATCTTCGCTGCTATGTGGTTTGGTGTAAGTTCTTGTTTGCTTGGCTTGTCTGGGCCTTTTAAGAAAGAATCTAGTTTCCGATTCATGTGAGTACCTCATTTCTAATTGCTTGAATTTCTTTGTCACTAGCGGAACCTGGATCTGCAGCATCTATTTGAATATTCCGGGTCTGTCCGGGATACATACTCAAAATGCTGCATAGTTTCCTTGCCACACGTTGGGCAGCTGTAGAATTATCAAAACATACTGCTCTCATAGGAAATGCCAGCATCAATTGTATCTGTTGTGGTGTTACCGTTAAACCAAGCGTAGCTACTGCTCCCGGCCCGATACGCCATGCGTCCGTAGGGCCTTCTGTGATGACTATGGCATTAGATGCAAGGTCAGCTCCGTAGAGCAGATGCTTGTGATTAATAATTTCCTGCTGTGGACTTGCTGAAATATAACGTGGTTTGTTCCTTTTGCCGACTGCTCGCGTTGTCCAGCTAACAGTTTGAAAGTTCTGGTCGATGGGAATCCACAATCGCCAAGCCATTTTCGGAGCAACGCTTATACCTCTCACTCCCCAGATCCCTTTAATTACATCAGGGTCAAATCCCCTCTCTGCAAGATAATTCCAATGAGCCCCTTGGATATCTCCAATCCCAAGAGGGGTATCCAGCACTCCTCTACTCTCAGTAGGTCTTGGCAAAGCACGTGGGATTTCCTTTAGTGCTCTGATCGCATCCTGATAGCTTAGATTGGTAATATTCGATAGCACGTATGGTAGGTTCTTCTTACCACACTGCCAGCAGTTCGCTCCTAGAGAAGCCTCATTGATGCCAAGATGAAACTTTTGACTACCACGCCCACAGTCAGGGCAGTCAATCTGAACCCATCCGGGTCGACTGTGCTTGCCGTCGGATTGATTAGAGATGCCGAGTTGATTTAATAGATCGGTAATATTCATTTCTTCTTCTTTTTCATAATGGAATGAATCAAAGAATCATACAGGTTAAAACTATTTTTCTTTGATACCTTTCCATCTAATGTGCTGGTTACTATTTCTTGTTTGAGTTGGATTAGCTCACATAGTTTTTCTTCGATCGTACCCTTAGCTACGATATACGTAATCTGTGCAGTGCCTTTTTGACCAATCCTATGGATTCGATCTTCAGCCTGCGAATGATTCGTCGGCGTCCAGTCTAACTCCGTGAACAGAACGTTACTCGCAGCAGTCAGAGTGATTCCGGTGCCTGCTGCAATAATATTTCCAAAGAAGATTCGAATCTTCTTCTGGTGCTGGAATGCATTTACCACTCGTTTTTTATCTCGGGACGATGTACCTCCATCCAGAACTACCGAAATTTTGGGGTACTCATCATGCATTGCACGGACAATTTTTTTATGGACTCCAAACACAACCAACTTCTCATCACTTTTTGCTAAGAACGAATCGATCCATTTCTTTACCATGTCATATTTCAGTTCGGAGGCTAATCTTTTCAAGTATCCCATACGAGTGAGGATGAGAGCTTTCTTTGCTCGGTAAACCTTTGTTGGATATTTCTTTTTGAGCCATAGAATAAAATCATCTGTAGCTTGTTGGTATTCTTTCATTTTGATTTCTACAGGAATCACAGTACGGATCTTAGATGGCAGTTCTGGTAGCACATCCACTTTCAATCTACGGATTAGCATATGCTTTTTCAAACGAAGGTGTAGTTCTTTTAGGTGTTCTGCACCTTTGTAGACCCACTTGCCATTCTTGTATTCCGGATTGCAGTATCGTTGTGCAAAATGTAGAAAGCTATCGAACGTCGAAGACTTCAATAAATTGATAGTAGGCCATAATTCAGCAGGACAATTTAACAAAGGGGTTCCACTGAGAGCTAACACGTGAGGGATATCTTTTGCTAAGCGAAGAACGTTCTTTGTTCTTTGTGCTGCACGGTTCTTGATGAAGTGGACTTCATCAAGGATTAGTGTTTTGAATCCTTGCTTTGATAATTCGCTGCTCCATGGACTAAGGATTGTATAATTGATGATTGTGAGCGGTGGTTGAATGCTGATGCCTTTCTTCTTCGGCTTAGTTCCGCTAAGTATTCTGCTGAGCATTCCTACCTTAGTTGCTGCTTCTCGTTCCCAGACCCATTTCAAATGAGCAGGACAAATAACTAATGCAGGCAGAGCGATCTGTGGGTTCTCCTTAACCCATTGAAGAGCTTGCAAGGTCTTACCGAGACCCATTTCATCTGCTAGCAGGGCACGTCCTTTAAAATGGTCAATCCATCGGACGCCCTTCTTTTGGAATGGAAAAAGAATATTCATTATTGCAAAGCCTCAAAGATTTCGTCTACTACTGTTTTGAAGTATGGTTTCTTCCATCCATCTTTCTTGATGATATGGTGTTTGATGGTGCTATGGATATTTTGTGTGCTACCACCCTTGCTATCAATGATCAATTGCAGGTCGCTCGGTGTACGGAAGCATAAGTTAACGACATGCTTAGCATCATCTGTGAGTTCTGTATAGCATGCTCGCCAGAAATCTGGCTGAGGTTTGTGATATGCCATCTTATCAATACATTCCTCTTCATCAAGAACATGCTCTTGATTATAATGCCTACTTTCTTTCTTGAGAAACTTCTGTAAAGACCCACGGACATAATGAACGAGTAGTGTAGTGAACGCTCGTCCTTTTGAATAATCAAATCTTTGGTATGCTTTAGCGAATGCAAGATAGGCTTCAGAATATAGTTCGTCAAAGGTGGTGAGCCAATTATATCTTGGCAGAAAGATAACAAATCTTCCGGATTAGTCTTTCCACGTCGTTGAAGGTTTCAGTTAGTGGATCTTGTAGTATCTCTTGTGATGCTATACAAATCATATCGTTCTCCTGTTGTTAAGTATACGTTGGTGATAGGTTGTCAGACAGATCTAGTTGGAAATAATAATTCTTGCACAGAAACTCCCAGAGCTTTTGCCAGCCGTTCAGCACTAGGCCATGAGGGACGGTATGTTTCATTTTCGAGATGGGAGAGAGTGCCTTGATGGATTTTGATCTTGGTTGCCAGCTGCTTCTGCGTCAGGTTCTTTTCTTGCCGTAGTTTACGGATGTAAGAACCCACAGTAATTCTTTTTTTCTTTTTCATGGTGTCTCCTGTTTGTTTTTCGCAGTGGTTAGTATGGTTGCAAACAATTTACTTTAATGCTAAAAAGGAGACAAGCATAAAATAAAACTTTTTTAATATGTGCTTCTACA